CCAGTGCACTACAAAAGACAGCACATCGAATGGCAAGACAGAGGTGAGAGTCAAGGTGCTCCAGTAAAAATCTATGAAGCTGGAGATGACTTACCATCAACTACAAGAGACAAGTTTAATAAAGATAGATTATCGAATGGTAACTATCTTGAAAATACAGCTAGTCATTTCGTAGTTGTACTTGGCAAGAGCCCAACTACAGCATTGATATCTATGAAAGCTACTCAACTAAAAGTTAGTAGAAAATGGAACTCGATGATGATGGGTTTAAAAATGCAAGGTAAAAATGGTATGTTTACACCGCCAACATATAGCCACATTTATAAATTAAAAACAGTGCAGCAGTCCAACGACAAGGGCACTTGGTTTGGTTGGGATGTGTCTAGGGTTGGTCCTATTAGCGATCCTGGTATTTACAAAATAGCAAAAGACTTTGGAGCAAATGTTTCAAAGGGTGATGTGAAAGTAAAACACGGAGAGCAAGAATCTAAATCCGATTCACCGTACTAAAAACTTCCTAGGGAAGACAGAGGGGCGGTGATGGGAGACTGGACCCGCCCCCAGAAAATAATTATGCTGTTGAAAAGTAAAATAAAATTTGAAAGACCTTTTGATTTTAATACAATATCTCATATTTTAGATACGGGACACTACACTTCAGCCCACTCTAGTCAATGGATCAATGACTACGCTTTAAATTCTACATTTCAAATTAATAAAGTACATACTCATCCCCTGCTAGCAAATACATTTCAGTATTTTGAAAAAAATTTTAATAAAACTAATTTACCAGCTGACTTTCATTTATTTTATTCTATGCAATCAGGTGTAAAAAGTAATATCCATAGAGATGTTTATGATGTGTATATTTTAGGAGCCTTCGGTAGAACTTTATATAAAATAGAGGATAAAGAATACATAGTAGAACCTGGTAATATTTTACACATACCAAAAGGACATTTACATGTAGCAATAGGTTTAGATCCAAGAATAATTATATCTTATGGTTTGGGAAGCGTTTAAAAATATATTTACAGGATTAGAACGTGCACATGGTTGCACGTATGTAGATAAGAAAGGTGCCGACGGACTTAAGGTAAAAGGTAAATCATTTGTAAAAAGAGAACCAGTTATCGACAAACTGTGGGAGGACCACCTTAGTGGTATAGAGCCTAGTCTTGGTATCATACCAATTAACGAAGATAATAAATGTAGATGGGGTTGTATCGATGTAGATAAGTACAATCTTGATCATAAACAACTTTTAAACAAGCTACCAATGGGTGTCCCACTGCACGTCTGTAGATCTAAAAGTGGTGGTGCACATATATTTTTATTTACAACAGATTTTGTACCAGCGAAGTTGATGCGAGATAAATTAATGTCTTTAAGTGCTATGTTGGGATTTGGTAATGCAGAAGTATTTCCAAAACAAATTGAATTAAAATCGCAAGATGATACAGGAAATTTTTTAAATTTACCATACTTTAATTGTAAAAATACAACAAGATATTGCTTTGATGATAAGGGTAAAGCAATTACAATAGATGTTTTTTTAAATGCTGTAGAAGCTAGTTCTTTAACACCAAAAGAATTACAAGATTTAAAAATACAAAGACCACCATCAGAGTATGATGATGGACCACCTTGTTTAGAATCTCTTACAAAAGAAAAATTAGATGATGGTAGAGACAGAGTCATGTTTCAATACAGGGTCTATGCAAAAAAGAAATGGCCAGATAGCTGGGCAGATAAATTAGATGAGTTTAATTTTAAACATTTTGTAAATCCTTTCAGACATGAAGAGATAACTAAATTTAGAAAAGATAATAAAGATTATGGTTTTAAATGTAATGAAGATCCAATGTGTAATCATTGTGATAAACAACTTTGTAAAACTAGAAAATATGGAATAGGGACTCAAAGTATATTTCCACAACTATCTGATTTACAAATAGTGCAACTAGATCCTAAAATATTTAGATTAAATGTTGACGGAGAAAGAGTAGAATTAAAGGCAGAAGAATTACAAGAGCAGAGATTATTTGTTAGAGCATGTATGAATCAAATACATAAGTTTCCATCAGAAATTAAAAGAAAAGACTATAAAGAAATGGTGACACTATTGATGTCAAACCCAGAAATTATTGAGGCACCTAAAGGTGCTTCTAAACTAGAGCAATTGTCACAACATTTAGAAGAGTATTGCACTACTAGAACAGCAGAGGGTGCAACAAAAGAGGATATGGAATCAGGTAATGTTTGGACAAAAGATAATCATCATCATTTTATATTTACTCATTTCTATCATAAATTTTTACACAGACATAAATGGACAGAGAAATATGATATTACAATATTATGGCTACTAGAGCATTGTGACTGTGAACACATAAGAATGAATATAGGTAAGAAAAAACTATCTGTAATTAAGCTTAAACAATTTGATAAACAAGACGTAAAATTAAAAGAACGAATATTTAAAAAGGAGGATGCTTTTTGAGAAGACCATCATTCAAGAGTGATATATCAATCATCACTGTGATTTGTATTGCCACTATCTTGATGACACACTTATTATGAAAACTATTGTATTAGGGCCACCAGGCACAGGGAAAACTACCACTTTACTAAACGAGGTAGATAAATATTTGAAACAAACCGATCCAGACAAGATAGGTTATTTCTCTTTTACTAAAAAAGCTTCTGACACTGCAAGAGACAGGGCTATGTCTAAATTTAATTTATCAGAAGATGATCTTCCATATTTTAGAACACTTCATTCTCTTGCCTTCAAAAGACTTGGTATTAAAAAAGAAGATGTCATGCAGCGTAGACACTACGAAGATCTTGGTAAGAAAACTGGATATAATTTAGATTACCATGAGTATGATAATGAACACACAGGTTTGTTCACAACAAAGAGTGACTTGTTAAGAATTACACAGATGGCAAAATTAAGAGGCATCACTCCTGAAAGACAGTATAATTTAAAACAACATACGCAAGATATAACTGTCAAACAATTAAAACAATTTGTTTATGATTTAAAACAATACAAAAAAGATTTTGGAATGATTGATTTTGCAGACATGATATATGATTTTGTAAGGTCTGATAAATCTCCAAAGTTTGATGTTGTATTTATAGATGAAGCTCAAGATTTATCTCTCTCACAATGGGATATGGCAAGATCAATATGGGATAAAACTCAGGACACTTATATAGCTGGAGACGATGACCAAGCCATATTTAGATGGGCTGGAGCAGACATAGATAGTTTTATTACACAAACGGGAAGATTGATGAGACTGACACAGTCGCACCGAGTACCGCAGGTAGTTCATGATATTGCCATGAACATAGTAAATAAGATACAGCACAGACTACCAAAAGAGTGGAAGCCAAAAACACAAAAAGGATTACTTTCATATTACGATGATTTCGAACAAGTTAACATGAAAAAAGGTAATTGGCTAGTGTTGGCTAGAACTAGATTTATGTTAGATGATTTAGAAGATTACATATACTCCCAAGGATT